TCACTCTTAAGTAATCTCCATTATTGATAATGCACCAGAAACTTTATCAGCTACTGAACAATCTATCTTTAGTACATCTGTAGTTTCCATTACAATCTTGCTACCAGCCAAAATTTCTAAACTAGATTTTGCTGGAATAACAACATCTTTAGCTAGAAACGCAGTACCATTAGCTACATTGTTTGCTCCATTACGATTTGCAGTATCACTAACTAATTCTACTTCTACAGATACAGAAGTAGTATGGATATTAGTTAAACGCAAACCGAGAACAACAGTAGTTGTACTACCAGCTACAGTATACATTGTATAAGGTGTTCCAGCCGAAGCTGGCTCAGCTGCAAAAGTTACAGTTTTAAATGTATTAGCCATATTCTCCTTTCTATCCGAGAGCTATTGCAAGAGCAGTTGGATCTGTTGCTGCAATAGTTAATGTTTCATTACTACCATTATTGTTTTCTGTAAACGTCACATTGTCACCAGCAACAAGTTTACCATTTAAAAAACCAGCAGTAGAATCGTTAGAACTAACCTTAGTTTTAACATCTGTATCAGAAGTTATAGTCTGCCAAGCAGATCCATCATAATATTTTAAAACATTTGAAGAAGTATTAAAAGCAAGATCACCAGCATCTAAACTAGAACTTGGATCACTTGAATCTACTCTATATCTATCAGCAAAACTATTTACGCCACTAACATTTGACGCAACAGTATTAACATTTGAAATTGATCCAGCAACAGTAGCAATATTTCCAACAACACCAGAAGCTCCAAGTGTTGCCATATTTGTAACATTGGCAGAAGTACCAAGAATATTTAGGTCAGTAACTATGTCGCTTGTTGCTAAAGTATTTAAGTCTGACACAATATCTGAAGTTGCTAAAGTATTAATGTCAGAAACTATGTCAGAAGTAGCAAGGGTATTTAAATCAGAAACTATATCGCTTGTTGCAAGAGTATTAAGATCACTTACAATATCACTTGTAGCAAGAGTATTCATATCTGATATTACATCAGCATTAGCAAGGAGAGCCATATCAGCAATAACATCTGAATCACCTAATAAAGCCATATCAGCCACAGCAGCACTTGTTCCAAGTAATCCCATAGCTGTAACATTAGCCGAAGTACCTAAATGCCCCATAGCAGTTACATTGGCAGAAGTTGCCAATAAATCCATATCAGTTACGATTGCTGAAGTACCTAGTATTGCTAAATCTGCTACTGCATCAGAAGTACCTAATCTTCCAATCTCGGTAGCTTTTCCAGCTACAGCACCTATATCAGAAGCATCTGCGGCAACAGTTGATACATCACTCGCAATATTTTCTACTGCTGCTACATCACTTGCTATTGCAGCCACAGCCGATACATCAGAAGCTATTGCAGCTACAGCTTGAACATCAGTAATTGATTGACTAAACTCAATAGCATTACCAGAAGAATTAACTGACAATACTTTGTTAGCTACTAACTCAGGAAATATTAAATTGTATGCAGTTGATGATGAAGAAGAAGCTCTAGGAGATAGTTTAATATCTACTCCTTTTTGTTGTATCATTGCAACAAGTTTATCTAATTCTGTATTTAATGTTTCTATTGGGAATGTACCTGATGTTGGAAAATCAGTTGATCTAGAAATACTTAAATTTCTAAATATAGTATATTTATCATTTACAGTAGCTCCACCACCTAAAGTAATATTACCACCACCACTAGCTCCAGCACCAGTTACCGAATATTGTGCAGCACTAGATGGACTAGAAGCTAAAGTTAATGTAGTATCTGTTCCACCAGAAGTTTTTATTACTACTAAATCTGCATCAGCAAAAAATTCAAATGGTACACTAAATGCTGTTTGACCACCACTAGCAGTATATTGTACTCTAGGATCTGTTGCTGATATTGTAATACTCATCTAAGCCCTTTTTTCTCTACTTCATCAAATAATGAATCTAAAAACCATACATTTTGAAACGGTAAAAGTCTACGCACATTCCTAGCTGTATGATGATTATACTTACCTGTACCCCATGTCCAAGCTATATCTCCTATATTAGCTAATTGACTAGCACTAGGGCCTAATACATCTGGTACAGGATTATTAAACAAATCTCTATATGTTCCATAGGGTTTTTTTGCACCTAACAATGGTCTTAAGCCTATTTCATTATTTCCTAATCTTTCAATAGCATTATTAATATCAGAAAAAATACCACCTAATCCTGATCTATCAAATGCATCTACAATTTTTTGACCAGTAGGTTTTTTAGAATAATCTCTATTAAATGCTTTTTGTCTAAATGCGTCTACCATAGCACCAGCAGCCATTAATAACATAACACCATTTAAAAAATTAATATCTTTTTCTTGTAAACCACGCATTAACATTCTTTGAGTAGATGCTATACCAAATTTTTTAAATTGTAATAAAACTCCACCAAGTTCAGTATTTGCCCATAATGGTACATCACCTTTAGTTGGGGTAACAATATCTATTCTAGCTTGTTTACCAATAGCACTATGAAATATATCTGCTGCTTTAATTGCTTCAGGTGTTTGATCCCATGATTCTGTATTTGCTACTCTCATTAATTTATATTGATCTCCAACACTACTCCATGAATTAGCATTTTTACCGTATCCATGTTTTTTATATTGTTGATATATAATTTTAGCAGTTTGATCATCTATTCCAAGATTTTTTAATCTTGCTAAATTTACTTTTGTTATTTTACCTCCAGTAACTAATGCTTCTATTGCTTCTAATGTTCTTGCTCCATTAAACATACCAGCTACTGTTTTAACACCTGTGTTCCAAGGATTAGATAAATTTAAAAATGTAAAATATAAATTACCTACTCCACTTACTCCTCTTTCAAATTTATTAAAAACACCAAATGCATCGTCCATTCCATACATAGACATAGCTCTTTGACTTGTTGCCATATCAATAGCTTCTCCACCTAGTTGTGTTGTATTTTTACTCATCTTAATAGTTTCTTTAGCAAAACCACCTGTCATAACTTCCCAAGACATTTTAAAAGTTTTACCCATACCATTAATCATTACTAATCTAGCTACATCTACTGTTTGTGCTATACCAGTAAGCATAGTCATAGCATTATATAATTTACCTATACGAATACCTCTACTTAGTGTTCTATTTGGATCTTGTGCTAATCCATAAGTACCTCTTACTAATCCAATAGAAGCATCAAGATCATCTAATATTTCATCTCGCTGTTTAATTAATTTTTGTTTTTCTGCTGCACTAACTGCATTATCAATCATATCATCATATTCATCAGCTATTTGTTTCATGCCTACTTTATTACCTTTTTGATAATTAGCACCATATCCCATAGGATCACCAAATACTTTTGATATTTCAATATCAGGTATTGTTTGATTATAATAAATTCGTTTTAATATATTTATATCTTTTTCAATAAAACCAGCATCAGCTAATAATCTATAATCAATATTTAATTTTCTACTCATAAATCTAGCAGACACTCTATCTACTTTATTCATTAATTGCGTTTCAACTAATTCTCTGTCAAACTTTGCCCCATTATGTTTTGATAATAGTCTTATTTTTTGTGCTATATTTTCAAACTCTATGTATGGTTGATATTCTTTAAAACTTTTTATTATATCATCTATCTCATCTTCTCTTATTGCTGGATTTTTTTCTCTTAATGCTCTTGTTAATACAGCACTAAATTCGTCAAATCTTGCAGTTATTTGATCTTTTTTAAACATAATATTTGTATATTTATCTTGTTTAAGAGATCCGTATTTATTTACATATTCTAATCTAGATTGTAATTTTTCTAATTTAATATTTAAATCTTGTTTTTTTGTTTTGTTTTTAGTTCTTTTAATAAAAAACTTAACAGCATCTATTTGACTATTAATATAACTTTGTACTATTTTTAGTTCATCATATTCTCCACCAATAGATTTATAAAAATCATCTAATCCTTTAGATGCTTCTATTACTTCATCTTCTACATCTGTTTTTCCAAATCTATAATCCCATATAGATTCTCTAAATTCTTTTGGTGACATTACTTTTTTATTATTAGTAAATTTTTTATCAAAGTTTTTTTCTAAAAAACCTTGTTGGTTTACACCACTACGTTGTAAATATTTATTGTATGCAGATTCTACTTTTTTAGTTGCTGCAAGAACAGTAGGCACATATCTTTTATAAATATTTCTTTCTATACTTTGTCCTGTAACTCCACCTTTAAAGTTTTTAACTTGATATAATGCTCCTTCTAAAATACTTTCAATCATTTCTTGAGCATTACTAGATCCATTTTTTAATACTCTAAACAAAGGATTGTATGGGCCTTGCTCTCCAAATATACCTAATCCAGTAGGTTGTATTTTATTTTCTGCTTGTAATTCAGTTTCAGTTTTTAGTTTACTTCCTTTAGGTGCTGCAGCTCCAGCAGTATATTTACTGTTAAATATAATATCATCTGCTTCATCTAATGTATCTGCTAGTTTATCAAATTTTTTTCCAGCAGTAACAGGTAAACTAGGAAACATAGCTGGTATAATAAAACCACCAGCACTTATTAATAATGTGTCTGCAAGTGGTCTTTCATCTGTTAATAATCTTTTAGAAGATTCTTCAGCAGCTACTATACCACCAAAACCAGCACTTCTTTTTAATCTACTACCAGTTAATAAATATCTACCACCTTTTGTAAAAGCAAATAAACTTGAAGGATCTGTTAGTCCTCCTAATATTCTTCCAATCATATAAGAAGGTGATCCATTAATTTGTTTTTGTTTTTTATAAAATCTTTCTATTAAATGTTTTGTGTGTTCTGCACTATTACTGTGCATAAAATTACCTAAGTAATCTGTTAAACCTTCTAATTGTGGATCAGCTAAAACATTATATTCAGAATTATATTCATAATCTTTATTTTCATTCATTACATTTTTTGCAACAAACAAAGTAGCAAGACCTAACGTATTTTCATCTGACCAACCTCTACCAATATTTATAGCAGCATCTTTAAAACCTTCTAAAAATGATGTTTCATCTACTGGTTTAATTTCTCTATGTGTAAGAAATGTTCTACCTGTACCAATATTTATTTCAGGCATTATCTATCTTTAACTAAATTTGTGTATTGTCCATTTGTCCAACTTAAAATTAAATCAGCTCTTTTTTGATTTCTTATAAATATTCCACTTTTATCATCTTCTTTAGCTGCTAAGCCATCATTATATAATTCACCTAATATAGTAACTTCTCTTGTACTATAACCTTTATCTTCTTTTCTTAAAGCTGTTCCATCTTTACTATATGCAGAAAAACTACCTAAATATTTTTTGTCTCCTGTTTTAATAAAATTAGCTAATGCTTCTGTAAATGCTGGGCCAAGATAAGATCCTTGAAATTGCATATCGGTCAATGCCATAAGTAAATAAGAATTTTTTGGGCCTGTAATATCTACACCTAAATTTTTCATTTTTTGTAATGCTATTGTTTGAGCTTCAGTTATTTTAATATTAAATATTTCTTTACTATCTTCATATTTAATTACATCTTCTCCACTTATTAATTTTTCAATACTATATCCTTTGCTTTTTAATTGATTTATTACAGTTTCATCTTTTAAAGATAATCCCATACCTATAGTCCAATCACCATTACCTGTTATTGTTTCATATGCATTAGGTTTAAATAATCCACTTTCTTCTTGATCAAAAATATAATTAAACATTGTATCTGTATCTTGTAATTGTAATTTTTTATTAGAAGTTTCAGATTCATTTATTCTTTTTAAAACTTTTTGTGATTGTTCTTCCCAATTATCATAATTATATTCTAAGCCAGGTATTACTGATGCGATATTTTCTGCTTGTTCTTTACCAAAATTATGTATGTCATTTGTTAATTTAAATAAATTAAATCTTGTAAATTCTGCAATTTTTCTTCTTGTGCTGCCTAAACCTTTACTATCATATCCTTTTTTTCTTTCTTCAAATCCACTATTCCATTCATCTAAATATGCTTGTTCTCTTAATTTATCTGGTGATGATTCTAAATAATCTGGTTTACTACCAGACATATCATAAGGTGCATATGATGAATCAGCATTAGGATTTGGTATATCATAATATAATCCACTACCATCTATATCTGCTTTAATAAAATATGTAGGTTGTGTAGCACTTGATCTATCATCATATACAAAACGTATTTGTTTATTATCTATTAAAGAAAATAAATTTGTATCATCTAAAAAATTTTCTGTAATACCTAATTGATTTCTTGTCATTTCATCCATACCCATAATACGATTTTGTATTGTTTTTACCATGTCAGTTTTAATTTCATCTTCTGTCATGTAACCACCGTATTCTTGCATTATTGGTTTTAAAACTAAATCTGCCATACTATTCAAACCCATACCCAAGACTATTAAGATCACTAAACACATACTGTATAATTTGACCAATATCATTTTCTATTTCTCTTGTTGTTCTTAATGCTAAATCTCTTTCACTTATATTATTTGCTTTATAATAATTAACTAAATAATCTGGTAATACTTCTTTAAATCTTTGTACGCCTAATTGTAAATTTAAATCAGCTTTTTCTGTATCATTTACTTTAAACCATCTAAGTATAGGTACATCTATTAATGGTTTAACTGTTTCTTCAGAAGTTAAAGGACTAGATATGTTTCCAAAATTAACACCAAATATATATAATGTAGATTTATCTATTGTATCTGTAAGTATATTATCTAATACATCATCTCCAATTTCAGTTATTCTATTATTAAATAAAGTTAAAATTTTATCTGATTTATCACCTTGATATTCATTTCTAATTTCAAACCAATTTTTTACAAAATCATTTTCTTGTATAAATGATGATCCTTGCATACCTTCACTTCTTTTTGCATTAACATCAAAATTACGTTTATAATCTTTATAAAATTGTGTAAGCAATATTTGATCTTCTGCTGTAATTCCATCTATACCAAGAGCTTTAGCATAAGGTGTTTCTTGTAATACACTTAACATACCAGCCATTTCTACTAATACATCTCTATTTTCTTTTATATTTAAATTTAATCTAGCTTCTGAATAATTTTGATTAATAAAAGTTGTTAAAGGTTTTGGTACTATTCCCATATTAACTGCATAATTTTTTAATAAATTAAAATCTTCACTTGCTTGTCCACTTGCAAAATCATAAGAAAAAGTTAATTCTTGTGGATTTTTTCCTGTAAGACTAAATACATGATGATCAATAATTTGTGATTTTATATCATCATATGTATAATCAGTAATACCTTCAGCAGCTAATACTGTTAATGTTTGTGTTATTGAATCGTGAAATAAATTAGAATTAAAAGCATTAAAATTTAATTGTTCACCATTATATGAATATGTTTGTGCATCAGGATTAGAATTGTATGTTAAAGTAGAAAACTTACCAATAATATTTTTAGCTTTATTTTGTTTTGTAATTTTTTCTCTATCTGCTGTAGTTGCATTTAAAGCATTTAATTGATTATTTAATTGTTGATCTGTTAAATTAGTTCCGGGTTGACTTACACTATTAAATAAAAAATCTATATTTCTGTTATATTCTACTTCATTCATAGATTTTAATTTGTTTTGTTGTATGTCATAATTTTGTTTTAAATTATTTGCAAAGTCTAAACTGTTATTTTTTAATAATTCTCTTTCTTCAGTAAGCGTATCTCCTAATGTACTAAAACCATCTAAATCATCTACTTTAGGATTATTAATATATTTATCCATATTTGAAGTAATTGTATTTAAAGCAATTTGTACGTTAGATAATTCACCTTCTACGCCAGTAGATTTATATATAACTCCATCACCATTTTCATCTTTGCCTGTAAGAGCTTCTTTATCTATTAATGCTGCAGATTCTATTAATGCTTTATGTTTAGAATTTAATCTTGCTTGTTCAAAAGCTAATTGATGTTTTCTTTTCCAAACTTCTGGCTCTAATAAACTATATGATCTTCGTAATTCAGGATCTAATGAATTATACATATTTTCATAAGAAACATATTTTTCTGAAAATTCTGCTAAATGACTATCAAACATTTTTTGATCCCATTCTGCATAATTAATATTTTCTAAATGATTAACTGCATTACTTAACCACATAGCTCCATCTTCCATATTAAGATTTATTGCTTCATGTTGATTGTTAATATAATGATTATTTATTATTCCTTGACCTAATCTTGCAGCCATCATACCAGCATATTGTTTAGACCAACCTTTATATTTATTAGGTGCATTAGCTACTAACTCATCTACATAGGCATCAGTGCTAGTAGTAAATCCATTTGGATTATTTTTATTTTTTAATGCAAATTCATTAAGAGCTTTATATGTATCAATACTAAATTTTGCTTTCCATTTTTCTTCTTCTAAAACTGCAGCTCTTTTTACTTCTTCACTTAATGCTTCTCCTAAAGCACTTGCTCCAGCAGTTATTGGATCTCCACCATACGCTGGTACAATACCCATTCTACTAGCTGTTGCACTAGGAGTAACTGTAGTTGTTCTTTTACCTGTTGTTAAAGCCATTATCCCTTTAAGTCTTTGTATGTTCTATAGCCACTTGTTAGTTCTGCTATTACAGTTGTATAACCACCAAAGACTATATCTTTAGATTTTAATTGATTTTCAAATAACATACTTCCATATTTATTTTGTACTTGTTTTCCCATTAAACGAATATTAGCTACATCTTTATTCATGTTTTTTTCTACTTGTTTATTAATATTTAAAAAACTCATACTATCATCATAATAACCAGCAGTAGATTGAAATGCTGCATTTTGTGCTAATTGTCGATTTGCTTCTTCTTTTCTACTATTTTCTGCTTCAAGAGCTTGCATTCTTGCTAATCTTTTTTCTGTTTCAATTCTATAATTTTCTCTAGCTAAAGCTGCTCTTTGTGCTTGAATACTTTGTATTTGACCAACTGTTTGTACGCCTTGGCTAATTGCAAATAATGTTGACGCTTCCATTCCACTCATGCGAATTGTATCTCCATAGCTATTCCTAATACCTTTAATGGTAATGGATCGTTTTGGCTAATAGTAATTGTAGGATTTTTACTATAACCTAAAAAATTAAATTCTTTTTTTTCTGTAACTGGAGTTATATCTGTACCAGAAGTAAATCCAGCTTGTTGTATTACTAATTCTTTAGAATTTAAATCTTGTGCTTTTAATGTAATATCTAAACCACCAGATATATCTACAATAGCTTTATTAACTCGTCTTGGTTGACCTGTTAATGGGCCAGTATCTATTTCTTTATCTACAGACATTGTTTCTAAAATAGGTGTATAGTTAAATCCAACTCTTACTCCAGTAGGAAATGGGGCAGAAGTTAATGTTATTCTACTATTAGAATCAACTGTAAATTCACCTAAAGAGCCATTACCATATACTGCAAATACTTTATCTGTGTTTTCGTAAATAGCATTTACTGTATGTAAAAATCCATCTACTATTGTAATAACTGCATTATCGGCTGGTACAGCTTGAAGATTTTTATCTAATGTTAATGTGTGTTGAGAAGCTCCAGCAGATACAGCAGTAATAGTATATTCTGCTGCATTTCCAGCTATTGTAAATGTTTCTTGTATTTGTGGAGCAGTACTAAAACCATCAACAACTAAAGTGTTTTGATCAGTAGCTTGACTTCCTCCTTTAACTAATGGTGTTCCTTTTTGAAATACTGTTGTAGTAGTAGAACAATCAAGAGTAATTGAATCATCATTAGCAAATCTTTCTAATAAATATTTAGTACCACTAGGTACAACTCTTTTAACTATTACAAATAATTTATCATTTAATGCAGTAATGCTATGAAACTTATCTCCTGTTTGTGTTTCCCACATAGTCCAACCAGCAATTTTTTCATCACGAATAGAATGAAAAACTGCAAGTTTACCATCTTCATCAGTTCCACTATTTAAAAAAAATGCAAACTGTTCTGGTTTAGTTTCATTACCTGTCATCATAGATAATTGTTTAGGAGAATCAATTAAATGAGAAGCTAATACAGATACACTTGTAGATCTATATGCTTGTTCAATATCTGAAAATACATATTCTCTTACTGATTTACCATTCTTTTGACTAAACATAGAAGCTCCATCAAAAGGAATTGGTGCTGCTCTATTAATTCCATAAGGTGTTTGTCTTAAAAAAGCTATACTACTAGGAGTAATAGCAGCAGACTGTGATGATACAGGTACATAATATTCTCCACTATCAGTAAATATTTGTAAGTTACGAGATGAAATCATATGTCTAATTTCATTTACAGTATCACTTGCAATAGCAACATTAATAGCTTCATTAGCTAAACCAGTACCTAAATCAAAATTAAAATATCCTCCAATTTGACTAGCAATAACTGCAGCTGGATTATCTCTTACACCAGCAAACCATAATCTATTATCGTGAAAAGATACAGCTTGAGGATAACCATTAACAGCAGATATTAATTGTTCTTGCCAATCTGCATTAGCATCTGTGTTAGGTAATGCTTCTAATATAGTAGCAGTAACTGTAGTTGGATTTGTATAACCAACAATTTTTGCTTGTTTACTACCAATTTTTAAATATGTTCCATTATGTCCTGATACAAAAGAATCTGCACTAGCAGTTAAAGTTACGCTGTTTCCAGTAGTTGCGCCAGGTGTTATTGTTATTGTACTATCAGCGTATTTATAAAATGGTTGTGTAGTTTTATTAATACCATTTACAGTTACACTATCATCTTCTTCAAAAGCATAAGCTGCAACACTAAATGTACTTGCAGAAGTTCTTGTAATTTTTCTTATTGGATTATCTCTATGACATAAAAAAACTGTATCACCAAACTGTGCAAAATTTACTTCAAATAATTGAGCTGTTGTCCAATTACAATTTGATGTAATATTGCTTTGAATAACAGCTCCAGCACTAGAATAAACGTCCAACCGATTGTTGGATAGTGCAAATATTGCGACTTCATCATTAGAAAATACAAATGGCATTATTCTACATTCGGCAGGCATTGTAGCCATATACTCAGTAGCTGGTCTACGCATTACTCCACCTTCATCTAATAAATACCAGTTGCGTACTTGTTTACCACCTTCAAAATATGCTTTAGCGTCAGTTCTTGCATTAAGGAGATTGTTAATTTCTCCTGAAGAAAAGTTGGTATATACTTGTCTAATTTTTCTAGGCATTAACTGACTACAAGTCCACTACGACTGCTTCTTCTTTCTGTTATAAATCTATTAGTAGAAAGTGTTTTAGTTGTAGTTTCTGAGGAGTCAGTATTTTTTGCAATTAATAATTGTCTTTCACTTAATTGATCAAACTCTCTAACAAGTGCTGCATCTCTTGCTACTGATCCACCAAAAATACTAGCTAGTTTATATTCTACTGCTAATCTAAAATGTGGGGGAAACTGATCTTCGCTTTGTCTAAATACATAATCCATAATAACTGTTGTTGATGATCCAAAACCATCTAAATATATTTTATCTTCGTATCTATGGTATCGTAATAATGCATCATTAGAAGTTACTGATAATATTTTTAAACATTCAGGATTAGAAGGTATTTGATAAGCATATTCAAATCTACCAGTAGGAGCATCTGCTAACAAAGATAACTGTTGTTGTCCTGTTGCAAATCTCCAATTATGTCTAGTTAATGTAGATTCAACTACTTCTTCATATATTGTATTTGTAACTAAAGCTTCTGTAGTATCATCAGTAAATGATGAAATAGGATTAGCTCCTATCATTACTAAAGCTCTTGAAGCTATATCTACTTTTGTTACTGCCATTTTAATAAAAAATAGAGAGGGGAAAAATTCCCCCCTCCATATAATATAGTTATGCTAGTATTACTGTATTTAAGTTAGATCCACCATCATCTACAGATACAATTAATATATCTACAACTGCGTTTGATCCACCACTATTTACAATAATAATATCTCCAGCACTTAGTTCTTTATGTGATAAGATAAAGTAATCATCATTATCAATAGTACCAATAGCATCGCCATCTGTGTAATACCACATTGAATTGGAATCACCCATCTGAGAGATTTTTTTAATTGGATTTGCTAGTTCATAAGCCATAATTAATTCTCCTCTCTGCTATTCAGCACACTTTTGTACTCTAATACCATTAGTGTCAATCATAATTGATCCCATACTTAAGTATGAAGTCATTAAATGAGCAACTTTTTCAGGTATATAGTTTACTTCTGTTCTTACTTCTGATCCCACACCTAAACCCATAGATGTTTTGTGCCAACAAATAGTGTGTCTATCTGTTGAGCCAGAAGTATCTAAACCAGAATGAACGAATGTTAAGAAACCTAAGAATCTTTTTGCAGTATAATTCATACCAGAAAAAGGAAGTTCTGCAGTTCCGATATACTCGGCTCTAGTCCATTGATCGTCAGCTAAAAGATCAGCCCATTGACTTGGACCGATTGCCCAATATCTTTGGTTATCATCAGGCACACTATTAGTACCAAATAATTCTTGCATTTCTTTAAACTTGTCAATATTCATGTCAGTAGCTGGAGATCCACCACTTGCTCCAGCATTATTTGCTAGAGTAGTAGCTGAGCTCATAGCGTCAGTTATGATGCTATCTGTTTTTCTACCTAAAGCGTAAGCTGCATTATTTGCAATTACACTTCTTTCGTCAATATTGGTTTTAAGCTCATCTAGTTTGTCAACATAATCTGAAGCATAGTAGTCAGCTAGAGTTGCAGTTACATTAGTATGACTAATGTTCATTGCCACAACTTCTGAGTGACGAGCTTTTGTAGATGCTTCGCCAGTTCCAACTTTTTGGAATTTGACAGATTCTCCACTTACTCCATTTACAGTACGCACTAGGTTTTTGAACTTACTACCTTGTCTTTGATATGCCATATGCACTTCAGCTTCGAACTGAGTGATAAAAGCATTAGTTATAGTAGCAGACATTTTACCTCCGTGTTTGCTTTTGTTCGTAGATTATCTTGAAAAAGCTAAATAAGGTTGTCTTATAAAGGCCTATTGTCTTTTTAAAGGTCTATTTAAGCTTTACTGACACTTTTTTTGCTATTTTTCAACTCACAAATATTAACAATATTTTCTTTTGGAATTACACAAGTATCACCTATGTCTGTATCATTATAGGTCATATATAAAATTAAAGTATCATCATCATCTTTTAAAACATAACCTTCACTATAATTAATAGCTGGTTTAAGTTTTTTTGCTTCTAAAGGATCAAGCCATTCAGCGAATGATTGAGCATCACGCCAAGTAGCTTTAACTCGCCTTTTGACTTCCGTAATACTTTTCATACAAATTACCTACTTTTGCAATATAAGCTGGATCTCTATCTCCATCTTTCCAGTATCTAGGATCTTTCATCATAGATCGTAAATCATCTAAACTAGGAGCAGCTTCAATAGCTGTTTCAACAGTAGGCATAGGAGCATCTTTATTAAGTTTTATTATTTCTTCTAATGCTTTAACCCCATTAGCTGTAGTAGCAAAATTAGCTATAGCTTCATAAGATTCTTTTGTTAAATTTTTTTTACTCCATAAATCAGCAGCTTCTATTCTTGCATTAGCATTATCTCCTAATAATTCTTTTTCACCATCTACATCAGGTAAATTTGAAATTTCATTATTAACAAATGCTTCTATTCCTTTATTATATTCTTCTTGAGATAAACCTTTTTCTCTTGCAGTTTCTCCCCACCATTTTAATAAAGGCATTTCAGCATTAATATCCATTTGTACGTTTTCTGGTATTTCAGG